GGAACCCTTTTTGATTTATACCGACAAAATTACATACATGCAATACACTGATATTTTAGAATTTATCCATGAAAAAATATCTGAATACAACTTGAACATGGAGAAACGGTCGAGATTATTTTCCACGTTAAAAAGACAAAAATCTGAGGCGATTCTTTTTCCCACTGCTTATTCTGTTCTCTCTATTTTGGAAACCAAAAACAATTTACGCGAGGAAATTCAAACAGAATATGACATTATCGATGAAAAGTTATTCTCCAACCTGGAGCTTTTGCGCAAAATTGTGATAAAGGATTACGGGAAGTTGTATTCGTCCGCGCTTTCATTGCAAAATGCTCCTCTTATGTTTCCAAGTGAATTCGCGAGTTTGTTTGAAACGGAGCAGGAAAAACTGGCTAGACAAATGAAGGCAGAAGAAACCAAGGACACGTGCAAAACGCGCATTGTTGCAAAACAATACACCTCGATGGATCAGTTGGAGTCAGATAATGACAAAACGATTTATTTCGACAGAAAATTTGACAAAACAAACTACCAATTATTGGCGAATTATGAAAAAGACATGTTACGCATGACTCCTGAGGACTTTATCACACATCTTATTGAAGAATTGAAGAAAAAACAAAAGCTTAATGATGAGGATGCCGAATATTTAGCCGAGACATTGATTGACGGTCACAAAAAAGTAGTAAATGGTCAATATGCGGTGCTTTATAATTTATTTAATAGAGAGAACGATGCCGAATATTTTGTGAGGAGAGCCAATAAATGGGTTCTTGATAAAACGGTTGGCAAAGGGATCAATACGGATGATTCCGATATTTTATGCGAGTTACAACAAAAATGTATTGCGAATCCAGGTGATGCCGTAACGCCAACCAAATGTGAAAGTATTACAGTAGAAAACATTTCACTTCAAAACCAAGTATTAAAAGATGTGGTAAATGAATTTGATTCCAAATACAAAATGTCCAAGGAAGAGTTTGAGAGAACTGTTCGAACCAAGTTTGACTATTACATGAAAATCATGGCGAAGATTACAAGTATTGAAACTAGCGAATTTTTGAAATACAGCAACCAGAAATATAAACTAGGGTCAAGCATTGATCAGGATAGAAGCGTTGCTCCCGAGTCGCCTTATGCCAAATTGCTAAATCTGATACTGGTTCAACAAGATTTTGTCAAAAAACAAAGCGACATTATTCGTTTTGTAAATACGTATACACGCCCACCCATTTTAGACGGGTTTGGACCAAGAAACCAAAAAGAGTCGGAATATTGGCTTTATTGCATCAAAACAAACGTTCCGATATTGCCCGTCTTCAAATACGATATGGCACACGCTTTTATAACAGATCCGAGCGGATACAATGATTTTGTGGATCGTCTCATTAGTAAAATCGGAAAAGAAAGTGACGACGGAGACAGTTGGACAGCTTTGGGAAGTGGTTGGGTCATTCGCAAAGCGGATTTTGATATAGAGGAGGGTTACGAAGAAGGGTTTCGCGTTTCTACGAGAGGCGCATTGGAAGAAGACGCGGGAAACAAAGTAGTGGCCGCTATTGCGCGCGCAGTTCGATATGATACACCAGAGACACGCATGATTTCCAACATTGTTACAGCCCTTTCAAACGGTATGGGAATTAATTTAGAGAATCAAAAAGAATTTATTCTCAATGGTGTGGTCGATACACTGCGCGAAACATTGATTCCGGAAGAGGAATACAGAAGAAAGGTAAAAGAAATGGGGGAAAAAGGTCGCGACATTCCACCTTACAACTATTTTTACAATTCTACACTGATGCACTATACGCTTGGCATGTTTCTCATTGCAGTTCAAACGTCGATCCCCTCTGTGAAAACAAGAAAAACGCATCCTGGTTGTGTTCGCTCTTTTAACGGGTACCCATTTGAAGGAGTGGGCGACCTGAGTAGTTTGTCTTACTTAGCATGTGTGGCTTACGATAGTCGTAGCTCTAGCGAACCCTGGAATACATTGAAGAAAAAAGAAATCATTGAGAAAAAAGTCAAACAAGTAATCGATGATAATTTATTAAAACTCGACTCGGTAAAACGCAAAATAGAAGAGAAAACGGATTACTTGCTAAGAATTCCTGAAGAAAGAATCCCGGAAGAACACGACGTTGCAAACTGGCTCAACTTTTTACCACCTCTGTTTCCTTTTCGCGTGAAGAAGGTGTTGAATGTTTCTACAGAATTTGAAAAATCATTGATTCATGATTTGAGAACTGGTTCGCCAAACCAGAGAGAAAAAATATTGGTCTTGGATTCCAAAGTGATACAATTCTCTCTTCTCATTCAAGAAAAGATCCAACAAGTCATTGTAAAAAAACAATTGTTGCTCCAAAATTCCAACCACGAACCCTATCTTGAAAATGCGTGCTGTCAAACTAGCGAACAAGAAACCACAATCGGTTATTTTATGCAAAATGATTCGAGTATTCGAGAATGTAACCAGATTGTCAAAAAATTGGTGAATATATTGATGGACATTGTAAGTCACACGAAATCAGGGCTCTTTAGCAGCCGAATCAATACCAAAAATATTTATCCTCCTGTTTCTCAAAATTTCGATGAAAAAACTGTTTTCTTGTCCTTTATTTATTTTTGCAAATTTAATTCATTACTTCCTGTGCCAGAAGATTTGCTGCCTTTGTGCTTAGAAAAACCTGAATACAATTTTTTGAACGGGAGAGATAGTTTGGAAGAAATGATAAGAAAGTTGAAAGACGACGGAAGGAATTATAATGTCGAGAGCTTTCTGCGTTTGTTGCAGCTTGTCGGGCGAAACAACATCATACACATTGATTTGGACGAGCCTCTTATTTCATCTACTGCAACACTCAACAATTTGCTCGAAGCGATACAAGATGAACATGAACAAGAACAAGTTATTGAAGGGTCACTCATTAAAAAAATACAAGGTGTTTTGGAAACATACGACATTGCTACGAGTGAAACAACTCCTGCTGTCCGTGATTTGAATAATTTGTTATATAGAGATATTGAATCCATGAAGGAAGACATTTTGGATTTTATAGATAAAAACCGAGGTCCGAAGGTTCCAGCGCGTTTGGCTAATAAAGCAAAAGCGGTTATTAACAATCTCTCTTTGTGGAACATTGATCATGAGAAAGAGAGAAAGGTTGGACAAATTTCGGACGATTCCATGTACAACATTGTAAATTTTTACAAAACATTTATTAGTAATTTCATCACGGTATTTCCCAGCATTATTTTGAACAAAGTCGATTTTTCAAATGTAGTGGTGCAGCGCTATATGAATTTGTCCGCGTCCCATTCTCACAAAATTAGCAATTACATTAAAGAATATTATCAAGATTTGAAGGTGTTTTACGGAAATGTTAAACTGGAAAACATATTGTCGTCAATACAAAAAACCGCGAAAAATATTGAAAGATTGGCGCAAAACACACCGTGCTTTACTTCCACGAGGAAGGGCGATGTCTTGTTAAAACCTATTTTTGACGAAAGAATGAGCAAAATGTTATTTGAATATTACTTTCTTCGCATCTTAATCCAATATATGGACTTGACTGATGAATCCGATATGGTGGTTACATCGGTAGAAACTCCAGAAATTGTAGAAGATTTATTTACTGTGGATTCTTTAGAGGAGAGAGAAATCAGGGCAGATTTTAGTGAAAGGATTGGGGTTACAAGAGAAACCGCCATGTTGATAAGTGGAAACAAAAAGGAATTGAAACAACTGGTTGCACAATTACTAATTTCCTTTTTAAGTATTATGGAAGATCAAAAAGACAAAATTGATATTTCTTACGAAGAAATCAGGGACAATATTTTCAAATTGAAAGAAAGTGAAAAAGCCGGAATTACAGATCGACTCAAAAGTTTGACGGACGAGGATAGACAATTGGACACTGTTTTGAAAATCAACAAATTGGGTGTGTGGGGAAAAGGGTTGAAAAAAGGGCTCACGGTGTATGACAAAGATATGTACGAAGAAGAGGGCGAATTCCGTGATCAAATGGAAAAAGCGGAGAGAGAGATTCGAAAAAAGAATCGCAATGTCACTTCGGAAAATGTGAATCAGTATTTGGATGATTATTTAGATGAACGGAATAGGGAAGAAGAGGATGAGCGCGAAGCATATGACATGAGTTATTTGAATGATGACTACGAGGATGGTAATTTTGACGGCGTAGAGGCACCTGAAGAAGAGCACGATGATTATGCGGATTACGATTCATAGATTTGTAACTACAAAAACTATATCTTTTTTCTTTTTCTTTTTTCCTTTTTTTGAAAAAGATTATTGTGCAAATACAATTATAAATTTTGTTTATAATTATATATAAAATAGAACCATGTATAAAAATGCGATTCGACAACATATCACAATTGTATCCATTGTGCTATTTTTAGCTATATTTGGCATTGTGCAGTGGATAAAACCGGCTTTTTTATACAATCGTGATGGAAGTGTCCGCGAATTTGGTGTAGGTTATAAAAATAAAACCATTTTGCCTCTTTGGCTATTTTCCATTCTTTTAGGAATATTGTCTTATTTATTTCTTTTGTATTTGATTACTTATCCTAGATTGTTTTTTTGAGAACAAATCATAAATTCTAACTAACTAGCTAATGTATATACCGTGCTGGTTGCCTGTTTTTGCTGTGCATCGATGGCTCCCTGTTGTTTCAAGTAAGCTTGATAATTTTGTTGCATAACAGCCGGACTATTTGAACAACCAGCATTAGCAATTTTTAGTTGAACAATGGAAGTCAATAAAATACCCGTGTAAATATACCACATGGCTTCACCCACATTGTCTCTTGTGACCACTAGATCAAATAATTGTTCTTGTATATTATCGGAGGCAGCCCCTCCTTTATAATTAGGCGTTACTGATTTCGATAATGATGATGATGATTGATCGGGAAAAGGAGGAGCAGTAGGATTGATAGTTATAGGCGTTCTTTCATATACATTCTTGTACCTTTCTTTCATCAACGGTATTAAAATTTGCCAGTTTTTCAAAAAATTGCTCGGCACAATTTGATTAATCAGAATTGAACTGTTCCCGCAAATTTTAAGAATGGTGTCTGCCGCTTGTTGCATAGCCTCTCTTTGTTTAGGAGTAGCATTCGCGTTGTCCATTTGTTTCTCTACATCTTGATCTACGAGCAAATTCACTAATAATTTGTTTGCTGAACTGGATACAAAATAGTAACCTACCACATCCGAAAAGGCACTTTTGAATCCGGGAAAAATGACCAAAATAATAATCATCACTCCGAAAATAAGTATCCAAGGGAGAAACGAAAATAATGCAGCCGACCCCAAATTACCCGTAACGCTTCCTCCACAAGAAGAAGTTATAAGATAGGTGTTTACGGCAAATTGAATAATTGTTATTAAAAGCAAATAAATAGCTAAATACAGGTAATGATCCATCTCGTATTTTTTAAAAAGATCCGGTGTTTGCATAATATTCAGGGTTAATGACGGTTTCAACGCCAAATAATAAAATAATGTGGTGAATAGGAAGAGAGCGATATTTAAATAGGAATTATACATATAATATTATGTATAATTTAATTTATCTTTTTACCCATAAAATATATGAATTTTGAGTCATTTACTAAACCAGCATTAATAGAACCGGGAGTAAAATATTTTTTACATCAAACATTGAAACAATGTCATATTATTAAATCGAATTTTAATAATATACTTTTTAATTTGATATTGTTTATTTCATTCTTATTACTTTTAGGAGGAATACTTTTGTACAAATACAAAGGAAGACTCACGCCATTTGAAAAAGAACAAAAAACCAAGGAAAAGCAGCAATACATTTTATCCAAAATCAAGATGGTGCAAGATTCCAAAAGGAGAGCACATCAAGAGCTAATTACTGGATTGCCAGAATGGGAGCCTGCTTACGAACCAACCAATAAGGGGATGATTTTGTAAAATAATTTTGTAAAATATATTTTATAATATTTTTTATAGTAGTTATAATAATGGTCGAATACATTAAGGCACATGAATATGAAAAGAACGTAAACCCTGTGTTACATAGCATTCCAATCATTGAAAAAAATATCAAGGACTGTGATTATGGAATCACATTTGTCGATTGTTCTCACTTATTCAATGTAAGTTATACATCATCTACTCCTAATTTGCTCGCAAGTTTTATAAAAATAAACAAAATGACACGTGATAATTTTATTATAAATAAGGACGATCATTTTGCAAATGGGACTTCGCATTTATTTTATGTATTACAAGGAAATTGCAAAATAAAAGTGGATAATGATAATTTTATACTTGGGTGTGGTGATATTTTTATTGCACCTTTGTTCAATTCATTGATTATTGAAGGAGACGCGGAATCAGATGATTTGCACATTTATTACATAAACGACAGTCCATTGCTCAATTATTTAGGGGCAAACCCTGTAAAAAAAATATTTAAACCATCCGTCTATTCAAAAGATTTTTTGCTGCACAATTTGCAGCATTTGTCCAATCCAAAAAATAACAGAAAGGGAATATTATTAAGTAATGACGACACTGAAAAAATTGGCACAAATACAATCACGCCTGTATTGTGGGCGTTGTATAACGAATTACCTCCAAATACTGTCCAAAAACCACACAAACATAACTCTGTTGCACTTGACTTGTGTATTCTTTGTGATGACAGTGAAAATATATATACTCTTGTGGGAAACGAATTGGATGAAAATGGAAACATTATCAATCCAATCAAAGTCAATTGGAAGACGGGAGGCATGTTTATCACACCTCCTGGATTATGGCATTCACATAACAATACTGGAAATACATTTGCTTATATCTTGCCCATACAAGACGCAGGACTACTTTTGTATCAACGGATTCTCGGGATAGATTTGCATACATAATTAAAACCCTTGTAATACGGATGAATTATTATTTTGTTATTATTTTGTTATTTTGTTATTTTTACAATATATGTCAATTCATACAATTGGAGATAGTCATTCATTTGTTGGTTGGAATGGAGTAATAAACCATCATTTAGGAGCAATTTTATGTCATAGTTTTGGTAAAGAAAAATTAAATAGATGTGATATTCGCGAATTTAATATTAAAGATGGAGACACTATTATTTTTTCTTTAGGTGAAATAGATTGTAGATGCCATATTCATAAACACATAACAGATACAACAACATATCAATATATTATAAACGAAATGGTTAATAATTATTTTGAAGCAATTGAATTAAATGTATCCATTTCACAAATTAAACTTAAAAATGTGTGTGTTTATAATGTTGTACCACCTGTTCAAAAATATAATAGTTGTGAAGATCCTAATTTTCCGTTTTTGGGCACTGATGAAGAACGAAAACAATACGTTTTATATTTTAACGAAAAATTAAAAGAAAAATGTATTGAAAGGGGGTATATATTTTTTGATATTTATAATAATTATATAGATGAAAATGGTTTTTTAAGAAAAGATTTAAGTGATGGTAAAGTTCATATTGGTAATGGTGTTTATATAAATAATTTTATAAAAGAAAACAATTTATAAAATAATCAGCATTTTAAATGTGTAATGTGTAAAGCAAGAAAATAATGATAAAAAGGATAAAAAGATAAAAAGGAAAAATAACACAATAAAAATAAATAAATAGTATATGAATATGGAAAAAGAAAACGTAAAAAACGCCGTGGATGAGTATTATAAATTAAAAACAAAATATGAAGAGGAAAATAAGAAAAAAAAGAGAGAAATTATCGGAAACAAATCATTGAGCTGGAAAGACAAGCGTAGCGAATACAAAAAGTTGGTCCCTAAATGTATCAACTGCAAAAGACCCGGGGGAACTATTTTTTCTACCAAGTTTTACGACGAAATCAATGGGGAATTTAATGAGCACAGACAGTTGAAAGCCATTTGTGGTGTCATGGTAGATCCGTGCAACTTGAACATCACGATCAATGTGGGAAAATACAGTTCCATAAGCGATCTTTTAAGCGAATTTGATAAAGAAATCGCCGTAATCAAGAACAATATTATTGATTATAAAAATCAATTGCTTTTTGGGTTTTCTTCTGCTGACCAAGCTCTGGCACGTTTTAACAAACTAAAATCTTTGTTAGGAGAATACATTACCCAATCGCAAGTGTTTATGGAACTTTATTTAAGCATTACAGACAACGGCGAAGAAAAACAAATGTTGAAAGAAGATATTGAAAAATCATATTTGCTTGTAGAAGAGATAAAAAAAAATATGAATCAATTCAATGAAACGTCGAATATACAGTTCGTGCAAGATGCTGTTACTACCTATGTCACCAACTTAAAACCATTGTTAAAAAAGATCATTCATACAAAGTATAGAGAGAATTTAGTGTGGTATAATGAAGATACGAACACTTACCATCTTTTGCAAAAAAAGAACACGAATCAAGATTTGGAGTTTAACGAGGGAAGCGAATTAGTTGTCAGCTTCATGTATGGACAAGAAAGCACTTCTGAAAATCCAAGAATTGCGCTTCAGTCATCTCGGTCTGAAAAAGACCAACAACAAGAACGAGAACAAGAACAAGACAAAGGAAAAGGAAAAGAAAATCTCGAGGAAAATACTCAAAAAATATACAATTTGTTGCGAAAAAATACGAAAGACGGCATATTCCATTGAATTAATTTATTTATAGTATATATAGATGCTGTTTGACTACATTTCATTGCCGGCATTTTTGATTAGCTTTGCTGTAGGACTTTTGTTTGTCTATATGTTTGGTCCGGAAATAAAAACAATTCATATTTACCCGAGCCCAGAGAATGTAGACAAAATTCTGTTTCAAGACAAAGCCAATAACTGTTTCCGATTTGAGGAAGAAACCATTGATTGTCCTTCTGATGCATCCAAAATATCTGATCTACCAATACAAGCATAAAATGTGTCTTTGATATTTATGTAAATATTTATATATATATTTATATAAAGTAGCGAATATGGGAATAAATCTTGGAAAATTTGTGCACACCGAAAAAGGGAAAATAATCATGTCTATTTTACTAGGGTTCGGTTTAGCCTCTTTGTTTAGACAGGTTTGCAAAGGCACCGGATGTGTGAAATTTTTCGCACCTCCTTTAGAAAAAATAAAAGATAAAATATATAAAAAGGGGAAAACGTGTGTAACTTTTAAACCTTTGTTTGCGAAATGTAGCTACAAAAATGCAAAAATAGTGAAATTCGAATAACGGAAACTATTTGCGTAATTATTATTGGCATTGAATCTATACTATAAATAATAATACACATGTCCGATACGACAAGCATTATGGATCTCCCTACCGACCCTGTAGGAGGAGGAAATGTAAGCAATAATATTTCTTTAACTGCTTCAGAGAGTGCCACTGCGCCATTGGACGCAGGAACTATTACACAATTGGTGAATGGACTACAACAAGCCACTGCAGGCGGAGCCACTCAATTGCCTTCTAGAGACATACCCATGACTACTTCTGTACACACACATGATCCACAAATTCACCCTAATTACGTGCCTTCACCTCCGCCTAACCAAACCGATTACATTCGCGATTACGAGACGACGGAACAAACAGTGAATCGCCACAATGAACAGGCAAAACTTAGCAATTCGTTAGACGAAATGTATAGTGAAATCCAAGCTCCGCTATTATTGGGAGTGCTTTATTTTTTATTTCAATTGCCATTTTTTAGAAGATTTTTATTTACGTATTTTTCGATATTGTTTTCTAACGACGGAAATTACAATTTAAAAGGATACTTGTTCTGCAGTGTCTTGTTCGGACTACTATTTCATTTGCTAAATAAGCTGACACTCTTTTTCAATATTTAGTTTTGGTTTTACAGTGGGTTCGTTTATTATAAAAAATAGTTAGTCGAAATGTATAGTAGAGTGATTTTTTAAAAAATGATGAAGGAATACATTGATGCATTAATTGATAATTTGCCTGAAGAGGTGACAAAAAACACAGAGCCCTTATGTATTGATTTAGTTTTGGACGGAGGGTCTTTCAATGGAAGCTATTTAATAGGAGCCCTTTTATTTTTAAAAGAAATGGAGCGACGACAATATGTAAAAATCAAACGTATTTCAGGCTGCAGCATTGGTTCTGTAGTAGGGCTACTTTACTTGATGGATTCTTTGGAAACAATGATGGAACTCTATAAAGTAGCAGCCAAACATTTCAAAGAAAATCACAATTTGGAAGTCATCAAAATATTGCCTACCTTGTTGCAAGATAAAATTCCTGATGATATTTGTTCTCGAGTGAATGATCGTTTGTTTATTAGTTATAACAATGTAAAAACAAATAAAAAAAGGGTGCGACATAAATACAAGAATAAAGAACAAGTGTTTCATACTATTGTAAAATCCTGTTTTTTACCCTATTTGATCGACGGAAAACTGACTTATCAAAATCAATACATCGATGGATTCACGCCATTTGTGTTTTCGGTTTGTAAAGATAGGAGAAAGGTTTTGTATTTTGACTTGTTTGGATATGATAAAATATTCAAGTTTTTGAATATTAAAAACGAAACAACTAATTTGTATCGCGTTTTTTCCGGTATGTTGGATATACATTATTTTTATTTGAAAGGAACAAACACCTCTATGTGTAGTTACATAAATGATTGGTCTTGGTATAACAAATCTTTTTTTTGTTTAAAATGGATTGTAGAAAGAGCAGTGGTTTTGATTGTACAGACTATTTTGTATTTCAAAAGCTTTTCACCGAAATGCATAGAGAAAACCCATTTTGCCCATATATTGCAAGAATGGATAAAAGAATTATATTTTTTAATGATTAAAACGTATTGTGTTTAGCTAGAATATATAGAATATATATAGATATAGACATAGATATAGATATAGATAGTTAATTGTATCTCCTGTCATTTATTTTGCTTTGTATTTTTTACATATGTTGTAAAAATTGAAATAAACAACATCTGTATTATCGTGAAGTTCAGGATGAAACATGGTTCCGAATACTTTGTTTTTTTCAAATTCAAACCCGCAACTTACAATTTTACCGTCTATTTTAAAATTTGCAAAAACATCAACATCTAATTTTTGCGATGGGATAGGTATGTCAGAAAAACAGTATGCAAAAGTATTCGTCTCGACATTTTTCAACAATGGATTTTTTTTGTCGCATTTAAAAAAAGGGATATCGTCACATATGTATTTCTTATGATCGTGCAATCTACCATCATAAATAACATTCAACAATTGGCAGCCAAAACACAAACCATAAACAGGAACGTCAAATTTTGTCAAGTAATAAATATTGAATAAATATCCATGCAAGCCTCCATTTTTGGTAAGTTTCGAGAGTTTCATAGAACTTCCCGTAAGTATAATTCCTTTGATTTTATCTTCCATATTGCCTAAAGATTGAATCTTATTCACTCTTATATATTTAATCTTGTATTTGTCTAACACCTCAATCATGTGATCTGCGTAAGACAAATCGTCATCTTTTGTAACGCTATTATCAAGAACTAATATCATTATAAATATAAGGTTATAAATTAATAATACAAAATATTTTTATATTTGCATTTGTATTATTATTTTGATTATTATTATGATTATTATTATTATGATTATGGTAATAATAATCATAATATAATTTACTTGTTAGTAAATGCGTTGCTTTCTTCGTCTTGAATAAATATTAAATAGTGACTTGATTGTGGATTTTCTTGTTTTCTTTGTTTTTTTTGTTTTATTTGTTTTTTTTGTTTTTTTTGGTTTCTTTGGTTTCACCGTCTTTGATATTTTTCGCGCATTATGCATTTCTGGTATTTCCATTTTTACCCCTTTATTTAGTAATATAGTTTCCGGCCTATAATTTAAAAACCATTTTTCAAACTCTTTCTTATCTTTGCTTGATTTTAACTCTTGGTATTTTTTCGATTTGTGTGCGCGTATTTCTTCCACCGATTCTTGGTGTCCATAACAAGTAATACTGAATCTTTTTAACAGCCCTTTTTGTTGAAGCCTGTTTTTTTGTTGCACCTCAAAAAGAAATTTTGACATGCATAAAATTCTGTCCAAAAACTGATTGTAATAAGGTCTGTCTGCGTATAAAAATGCCAAATAAAAACTCAACATGGTGTCGATCGTAGCTATTTTTATTTTTTGTCCGTGTATATCTACTGTATTGTAACTGTGACAGGCAACCGGTTTGTAAATGAACGCAACGGTTTCTTTTCCCACGAGTATTTCATAGTGTTCCGGGACAATTTCTCCCGCCGGTTCTCTCTTTACAATTTTTACATTTGTAATATTTTCATCTTTCAAACGTTCCTTGATAATTTCAGCGGTGGTTTCCGGCTCATTGGACAATACGTCAAAATCGGCAATATCTTGCAACTGCTTTTGCAGGTGATGCGGCATATACTGCGAATAAAGAGAAATTGCGAAGCCGCCAAAAAAAACGACTCCTTGATTGATAAGAGTGTTTTTGACAGTTTCATAAATGACCTTTTGGTTCCCAGTGTCTTCCATTTTTCGTTGAAACTCAATTTTGTCGCAATGAGATGAAGTAAGTGGATAATGCTTGTTCAAGAGGGTCAAACGTTTCAATACTTTTTCCCATCGAGACGTGTCACCTACTGGGCGTGACAATTCTAAATACATAGACATTCTTAGAAAATTGGGCGGGGCGTACAAAATACCTGCTACGCGAACGGCTTCTCTCTTTAACACTCCATAAATCTCTTTTGGAAGTTGGGTAAGATCTGCCACCGGCATGTAATTCACAAACACTTTGTAAGTGCCATAATGCTGACCTGCTTTTGCCTCCACATCTGTAAATCCAACTTTGAAATATTCATCAGCTAGTTCTTTTGCGTCATTCAGTGCATCGGGAGTGAAAAAATCGTAATCTGGCACTTCTGCATCTTTGTTGTAAAACTGGTCTTCTAATGGCAAAATATTGTTGACCGCAGTCCCGCCATAGCATATTAATGATTTTTTTTTGATAAAGTTTTCTACTATTTTAATGATATTTTGCACATCGTCAGAATTGACAATGCGTTTTCCTATTTTTTCACCGGCTTCATCTACTGCCATACGTAAAATTGCCAATTCGCAATCGGCAAAAGTAAGCCCTTTGCATTCATTTTTTGATTTCATCTGTCTTCCTATAGTATAATAAGAATAAAATCCACCTTTTCCACCTTTAGAAAAGGTGGAGCCAAAGATTGCTTAAATTTGGCTCCACCTTTTCTAAAGGTGGAAAGGAGGGGTCATAGGGGAACCTTGGTTCCCTATTAAGGAGGGGTCATAGGGGAACCTTGGTTCCCTATTAAGGAGGGGTCATAGGGGAACCTTGGTTCCCCTAATAAGGACTTAAAAACACATTGCAATATACAATTATTATATTGCGATGTCTCATTTATTGGCAGACATAGATCCTTGCATTCGTGATTCCATTAACGAACTAAAAAGTAACTCTATGAAAACACGCATTATGCGTGAATTGGTCCTGTTGTTGGATGATGAATTTCTCCAAATTCTCAACCTTACTTACGATAATAAAGGGCATCCCATTGTTACGGTGGCAGATTGTAACACGGACAATATAGCTGTCTACGAGTTTCACCTGCCCAATACTTATCCTTTTTCCGCACCAAAAGTCGTGGTAAACAGTATGTTGTATAATGATTTTTTAAGGATACACAGTCCGACTTTTTTAACCCTGTTAAAAAAAATCACAAAAATGAACTGTTTGTGTTGCAATTCTTTTTTATGTGGCGAAAATTGGACTCCGGTTGCAAAGCTTGGTAAAATTATTGTCGAAATTCGCATGTTTCGCAAATGCAAACGAGACATTGTCAATAAATTTTATGCTGACAAAATAAAATCTAAATACCTCATTGAGGACGTGAATTTGGACGAGTGGTTATTCTAACTGCGGAGTGGTTATTTTAAAGCACTCTTTCTACATTTACAGCATTTTCCGTATACGACTTGTAAAACCTTGATTTTTCGTAAATCGTGTTGCAACCGTTGCACTGGCATTGTGTGTCGTTGATAATAAAAAATTTTCCTGCTATGTTTGGTAAACGACCGGAAGACATGCATGTCGGGCAATCGTAATTGACGTTTGTATTTCCTAGAAATTTTACTCTATTTGCTGAAACGTAAGCACCCATTCTGAATATATAAATATATATATTCAAATCTTTAAATTAATTTTTTTTGTTTTTTAATAATTAAAACTATAATAATCCGCAGACGTATTGCGCGTTCCATAAGAATATTCTGGATTTTGTGCGGTGGGTGACGGCACGGTCACCACATTGTATCGCAAATCGGCCGGTTTTAGAGCAAAGGCATAGCTTGCTTCGTCGAAAAAGGTCTTGTTTTCCTCTAAAAAATTGTCCACTTGTTGATATCGCATCGCAACCATTTGGCAACCTGCTGCTCTGCAAAAGATGCCACTCGGATTGCTTGGGTTGGCACCTTTGTCCGGGAGAACAATCGTCATTCCCGTCATGTTAAAGGCCGTAAGCTCGTTAATATCCGGACTATTTTTCACATTGTAATAGTCATAAGCTCTCATAAAAACGGAATTGCTTGTTACATTAATGTATTCCAATAAATCCTGATTTTCCATAAAAGAATTGTTAGATCGATCCACGATTAGAATGATTTTCCCCATGAAACTGGTCAAGGGTTGTGCTCCCAAATTTTGTCCATTGTTTTCATAGCTGTAGTTGGCGCCAAGCATCAAAGAATCGTATGATTTGAAAATATTGGCTAAACTAGAGTACATGGGCTGATTGTTGCTCATGAACCGCAAATGGATGATCAGTGGATCCGCCGGGTTCGGACATGTTCCATTGGAAAAAGCATAATCTTTTATGATGCTCATCACATCCGAAAAATTCACGGAATTATACGTTTCTTTTACATAGACATTGTCAATCGTGGAAGTCGAAACAACCGGCTGATTGTCTACCGAATAAATCTCAAAATCGAGACACCGAACACCCTGTTTAAGAACCGCTTTTAAGTTGCATACATCCACATAATCGTTTTTATAACTGCCGCCTGAACAGGCATTGTATGCGGTTTTTACATAATAATCGTACAAGTTGCCGCTGCAATCGGGATCATTTTTATTAATGGATTTGAGATTTCCATCTACGGAGGGATAAAGATTATTCATGTTGTTGCATTCGCTACTATCGAGATTTCTTAAGTGCAAAATATAAGAGATAATACAAACTATAATAATAATGGTGAAAGCAATGATTAGATAAGATATGAAATCTTCGTTTGCATTCTGTGAAATAGCCTTTATTTTGTTGAAATAGTTTGAAATTTCAGCCGACATTACTTTATCTAATATAATAATAATATAGTATTTTTTACAAAATGGTGGTTTTGCAAAATGTTTAGGAGATTTATCCTTAGAATTAAAAGTGGGGATAAATAACTTAAAAAGAATACGTTATTATAGTATAAATGCCCAAGTTGTGTGAATTTGAAAACTGCCGTAAACAAGCGAGTTATGGTGAATTTTTTAATCGACCAATTAGGTGTAGTGAACATAAAGAAAAATATAAAATTGCATACACGTTGTGTCAGTTTAATGAATGCAAATCTTTATCAAGTTATAATTATTGCGGTGAAAAGAAGATGAAATATTGCACTATTCACAAAGTAGATGGGATGATAAATTTAAAAAATAGAATATGTGAATATATGAATTGTAAAAAAATTCCTGTTTACAATTATGATAGTGAAAATAAAGGCAGGTTCTGTTGCACACACAAGTTGGATGGGATGATTAATATAGAATCTAAAACATGTGAATATCCTTTATGCAAAATAATTCCAGTTTACAATAGTGAAGGTGAAAAGAAAGGAAAATTTTGTTTGACACATAAATTAGAAGGAATGATTAACGTTGTTGATAAACCATGTCAGCATCCTAATTGTAAAAAACAATCAAATTTTAACTATGATGGTGAAAAAAGTGGAAAATTTTGTCTAGCTCATAAGTTAGAAGGAATGATAAATGTAAAATCTAAAAAATGCAATCACGCGAATTGTAAAATTCAATCTCGCTTTAATTATGAAGGAGAACAAAAAGGAATATTTTGTTTCACGCATAAATTAGACGGAATGATTAACGTTGTTGATAAAACATGTGAGCATCCTAATTGTAAAATTCATCCTAACTTTAATTATGAAGGCGAAAAAAAAGGTCTTTTTTGCTCATCGCATAAACTAGATGGAATGATAAATGTCATTGATAAACCTTGTGAACATTTTAATTGCAAAACTCAACCTCACTTTAATTATGAAGGAGAGTCTAAAAGAAGATTCTGTGTAAAACATAAATTAGATGGAATGATAAGTTTAACAAATAATTTTTGTCAATATCCAAATTGCAAAACTCTTCCAATTTATAATTATGATGGAGAAGCGACAGGGGTGTGGTGTTCAATGCATAAATTAGATGGAATGATTGACATTAAACACAAATTATGTAAGGCAAATTTATGTTTAGGAACAAGAGGAAATCCAAAATACAAAGGATATTGTGCGTCTTGCTATCAACATTTATTTCCAACTGACCCATTGACATTTCAAATTCGCTGCAAAACGAAAGAAATTGCTGTAAGAGATTTCATAAATGCAAATTTTGATGAGTTTCACCATGATAAACCATTATGGACTGGTGGTTGTGATTGCATTCACAGAAGAAGAATTGACCATAGGAAATTGATTAATAACACTCTTTTATGTGTAGAAACAGATGAAAATCAGCATAAAGGTTATAATGGCAAGGATGAGGAAATTAGATATGATGATTTATTTATGTTGCATGGTGGCAAATTTATTTATATTCGTTTTAATCCAGACAAATTTAAGGATAAAAATGGTAAATCTATGAATCCAATGCTTTACACTCGGTTGCATAGGTTGAAAGAAGAAATAGAAAAGCAAATCAACAGAATAGAAAAGGAAGAAAATAATGAATTATTAGAAATAATCAAATTATATTATGATGAATAAAGAATTAAAAAGTTATATATTATATACTTACCATGCCGGGTGGATTGCTTAATTTAGTTGCATCTGGACAAACGAATGTAATTCTCAACTCGAATCCTTCAAAGACGTTTTGGAAAAAAACTTACGCAAAATACACCAATTTTGGTATGCAAAATTTCCGTGTAGATTACGAAGGCAGCACAGTGCTGAATTTAACAAGTGAATCCACTTTTACATTTAAGATTCCTCGTTACGCCGATATTTTAATGGACACTTACTTGTCGATCGATCTTCCCAACATTTGGTCGCCGATTTTTCCTCCTCAGACGACAACTGGTCTCAACGGTTCTACCGTCTATACCGATTGGGCGCCGTATGAATTCAAATGGATAGAGAACCTCGGCGCCAAAATTATCAGCCGTATTAGCATTACGTGCGGAAACCAAAAGCTGCAAGAATTTACGGGAAATTATTTGCTTTCGGCGGCTCAACGCGATTTCAATGCACAAAAATTGGGATTGTTTAATGAAATGATTGGCAATACACCGGATCTGGCAGATCCTGCCAATTATGGCACCCGCGTCAATTCTTACCCCAATGCGTTTTACACATCTAGCCCCGCAGGAGCACAACCATCGATCATGGGCAAAACCCTGTATATTCCCTTGAACGCTTGGTTCAACTTGAACACACAAATGTCATTTCCTTTAGTATCTTTGCAATACAACGAGCTGCACATTAGCATTTCTTTTCGACCTCTATTCGAATGGTTTCGCATTCGTGATGTGAAAGATTACTCCAATAATTTTCCCTATGTATCTCCGAACTTCAACCAATATTATATGCAAATGTATCGATTTTTGCAAACACCTCCAGACGAAGAACTGGGCGTCAATTCGTATGTGGATACAAGAACCAATTGGAATGCAAATATCAATTTGAATTGCACCTATTGTTTTCTCTCGAACGACGAATCCAAACTCTTTGCCAAGAACGAGCAAAAGTATTTGTTCAAGCAAGTGTATGAGAAAAAATTTTACAATGTCACGGGAGCAAATAAAGTGGATTTGGAATCTTTAGGAATGATTTCAAGTTGGATGTTTTATTTCCAACGAAGTGATGCGAATTTGCGAAATGAGTGGTCGAATTACACCAATTGGCCTTACAATTACATGCCTCTGGATGTAACACCGGCACCCGTCGAAGGCAATTACCCCAATCCGGCACCGAATCAGCCTTCCACATTGGGTCCTGGGTTGAATCCCGATGGCACTTATAATGGGTTGAACGTTACAGGAGTCTATAGTCCGCAAAATTTAAAGGAAATTTTGGTCGCCATGGGAATCTTGCTTGATGGACAATATAGAGAAAACACGCTACCATCCGGCGTGTTTAATTATGTGCAAAAATATACGCGAACCGCAGGGTTTGCCCCAAGCGGGCTTTATTGTTACAACTTTGCGTTGGAAACATCACCGTTTCAACAGCAACCTTCGGGTGCGATGAACATGAGTCGTTTTACCAATGTGCAGCTTGAATTTACGACGATTAGTCCGCCGTTTGATCCATTGGCACAGGTGCTCACCATTTGTGATCCCAATACGGGAGAATTGGTAGGAATCAACAAACCTACATGGAGAATCTATGATTACAATTTTGATTTGTACGTTATGGAAGAGAGAATCAACATGGTGGTGTTTATAGGTGGCAATGCGGGTTTATTATATGCAACGTAATCAATAAACAATAAAAATATAAGCAAATAAAAAATTGAAATGATTTGTCTTCTTTTTACAAAAGATACATCATTACACAGGAAAAGGAAAGATGTTTGACATCGATACT